AAAAAAATGTTTCCTACATGAGCGTTCCAAATTTAGATTTTTTAAATGTGCGAGGTGCGTAATGAATATTTCAAGATATACGCTGTTGATTAATGGGTTAGGAATATTGATCTGGGCAACTGTAACAGTCTGGTGGACAGTTGGAATGACAGCATGAACCCGTCAGTTCAAGGCTGGCTGTTTTTTATTGTATTAATTTTATGCGGAGTAGAGATATGAATATTGAAACACAAAAGTTTTTAGCTAAACAAAAAGCAGATCTTGATTGGCAAAAAGTAGGAGGCAATGAAAACCCCTACTTGGCAGATAGCCAGCCAGAAGCGCGACAGGCTTATGATGATCGTTTTAATCAAATAGCATTTGAAATGGATTTTTTTCATGGGAGGACTGTTTAGATGGATATTTTAAATCTTTTGTATATGCCGTTTACCAGAGCGGAAGTTGACTTTAGACCGGGAAGCAATGGCGTTAAGTTGGCGTATATAGACGCAAGAACAGTTATGAAAAGACTTGATGATGTTATGGGAATTGATGGTTGGCAAGACTCTTATAAGTCTATTGAAAATAGAACAATCTGTGAACTTTCGTTAAAAATTAATGGCGTTTGGATTACTAAATCTGATGGGGCTGGAGACACTAAAATTGAAGGTGCTAAAGGCGGCATCTCAGATTCATTCAAACGTGCGGCTGTAAAATTTGGTGTTGGTCGATACTTATATTATCTACCAAAGGAAGTAAATTCTTTTGAACAGATGCCTATTTGGGCACTGCAAAGCACAAAAAGAATAGATAAAGAGTTAATGCAAAGGGTCTTAATGGCATTAATAGAAGCCATTGAATCCGATGATTCAGTGCAAGCTAAAGACGCATTAGAAGGTCTTTCTGAGCGTGAACAAAGTTTTATTTGGAGCATAACTAACAGTAAACAAAAATCAGCAATTCATTCATTAACATTTGAAGAGGTAGCAGCATGAGTCAGTTCGATAATAATAACACTGGGGCTTTATTTAGAAATACACGCAAAGATACTGAGCGACACCCTGATTACAATGGAAGTTGTGAAATAAATGGTGTCCATATGTGGATGTCTGCATGGCTTAAAACTAGCAAAAATGGGCAAAAGTTTATGTCATTTAGCTTTAACCCAAAAGAAAATCAGCCACATCAACAGCCACCACAGCAGTCAACTCAAATGGCGCAGGCAAAAGAGGCGGTCATGGCAGGAATGGACAAAGGGCCAGACGATGATGCTTTCGACGACGATATACCATTTTGAGGGGGAAGTTATGGACTTCATTATTAAGAAAGTGGACGGGGTGGGCTACTTGCCCATCGTTTTAGATGAATATAGCAATGAAATATACCGAGGTGAATACCACCAAAAAGCACACGATGCTATTGATGCTGCTCTTTCGTATGTAGATGAAAATTATTGCGGTGACTGCAATATGTCGGTTAACCATAAAGACTTTACTTGGAATCACCCAGAAGCATTGCGTGACTGACAAACTAACCAGGAGTGGTAATGAACATTAATAGTTTAACCAACGTCACCATAGCTGGCATTTGTACAACAGATTACCCAGATTTTGTGGATGCTTACATTGAAAGTGCAGACGATGCGAATGGCAACCCATTGCCAGATGAACAGTTAGAAACTTTAACTAATGACAATCCAGAGTTTGTGCAAGAAATGGCACACGATGAAATTATGGGGTGGGTATGAATAATAAAGTCCAAGTGCAAGTGCCTGTGCCGATCACTATGGTTAGCAACCAAGACTTGATTGACGAGCTTAATAGGCGAGAAGCAAAGGTTAAATGGGCTAGAAAGGTTATGTCGCCAAACTCTCAGGCGAAAGACAGAGTTAAGTTAGGGCTGAGTCCTAGCACCAAAATAGAAGAATGGGATTGCAGAAAATGAATGATTTAATGAGTGAACAAGAATTGCAAAGA